CGGCTTCGGTCAGGGCTGCGAGTTCGGTGCGGGCTTCGGTGATGGCGGCTGTCAGTTCGGTGGCTTTGAATGCCCTGCCTTCGAAGCCTTTTCGAATGCGGGTCTGTATGATCTCCGGCAGGCGTGAGCCTGCGAGTCCTGTGTTAAGCAGGTGTTCACAGGTTGCCACGAGCACAGCCTGGCTTTCGGCAAGCTGTGCGTCCATGGCGTTCATGCGTTCGGTTTCGCCAAGGAGTTCGGCTGCTGCCTGTCTGTTGGCTTCGAGCTGCGCTTCCTGTGCGTTCGGCTCGACGATCTCGCCCTCGACCTCGGATATTTCCTGAGTTTCGGGATTGACCACTTTCACTTTCGCTTTGCGTTTCATTTGACCTCCTTTGGTCACACTTGCCCCGGGCGCAAGTGCCGGGGAGGGTTGGTGGGACGCGCTCGCTCGCGCGTGGGTCACGGCATTTTTGCCGATAACTTCGTTTTTGTAGTCTTGCAATTCCTTGAGTTGTTCTTCTGCGGTGTCGATTCCTGTTCCGACTACGGCGGGCACATTTACGGCGCTTGTCTCTTTGCCGGTGGGGTTGATAAAGATGAGCATGCACATCTTTTCTGTCTTTGTCTCTCCGACCTTATACATCCGTCCTGCCCAATGGTTGCAGTCACTGTATAGCCATGACTGATTGCAGATCGAGCACAGGATGTCATCGTAATACCAGCCGATTGAGAAGCGGTCAATCTTGCCCTCTACGAAGTCGGTCATGCCTCGGCGTGTGGTGAGTCTGACGGTCTGCTTGAAGGCGGAGCCTTCAAGCGCTGCATCGATGATGGTCCCGTCCCTGGCGTCGATGTCGTAGGTATCATGGTTGCGAAGGAATGGTTGTCCTTCAAAACTGGCGGCGAAGCCGTCCAGGTCCTGGGCTTGGAAGATATATGGGTTGCGGTTCTTCGTGTCCGCGCGGTACATGCTGGCTGTGAAGTCGATGTGGTCAAGTTCTCCGCTCTGGATCTGTGGCAGGATCACGGCGCGGTCGGGTAGCTGTAATTTATCGGTGATGGGCATGGATCTGAGAATTGGGACGGGTTTTTTCTTCATGAGGCTCCTTATTCGCATGGATTCGAGAATTGGGTATAGTTCGGCAGTATGATCACTGTCACTGCCGATCGGAATATGAACCTGGGCGGCTTTGGTTCTTCCGGCTTCTCCGGTTTGATTGTCTGCGGCGCACAGGATGCCCATTGGACTTCACTGTTGGGATTTTCGCCCGTGACTACGTGACTTAGACCTGTCCGCGGTCTGAGCAGGCGGATTCCGATGTCACGCAATGGGATGAGTCTTCGGTTTCCGGTTGGACCTGGCATTATTCATCCTCTTTGGGGTCGGCTTCGTCGCCTGGGTCGGTCGGCTCGGTTACTGGCTGGTTTTCTCGCTCCGCTTCCTGCTTTGTCAGTGGTTTGCGTCTGATCTTTGGTACTTTCTTGCCTTCCCACACTTCGGCGAACATCTTATAGACCAGTCGCAGGAATTCCTTGTCGTCTATGCCTTCCCGATCGAACAGGTCGGCTATTTGCGGGTACGCCCGCCCGAGTGCAAGCGCGAGGGTGGCATTGTCCCGCTCTGTAATGTCTGGTCCATTGATCTTGATTGTGGATCCTGCATCGACGGTTTTATCGATGCGAGATCTCACTTCGACCGCCACGCGGGCGAGTTCGGCGATGGTCTCGAAGAAATCATCCTGATTTTCCTCGAGCGTTCGGAATGTGGGTGTGCCTGCGGCTTCGGCTGTGGTTGTGGTTGAGCTTTCTGGCTCTGCCAGGTAATGCAGTGGGAATCCGACGCCCGCGGAGATCATCTTCTTGATCGCCAGTCCGTCCATGCTTGCATCGAACGCGTCAAGGTTGGCGGATAGGATGCCCCATTCTTCGCCGTTGTTGGTGTTGAGTACCAACACGCTGCCTGGTTGGGGTGGGCTGGCTTTGATCTTCTTCTCCCTGGTGCTTCTCTCGGCTTCGCTGGCGTATTGTCCGCGGATCACGTACATGAACGCGGTTCGGAATCTATTGAGTCTGACGCGGTCTTCGAGCCACGAAGAGAATCGTCCTATCCATACGAGTAACGGCGTGAGGTCGGCTTCTCCCCATTTGGATCCTACCGGCTTATTGCTGGCGAAGTGCAGCATGAATGAGGTTTGTGTTGTGGCTGGGTCGTATGCGTCCCATCCGTCTTCCCCGACTGCATCGCGGGTGTACTTGACTTCCTGTTCTATGTCGTTGTTTTTGGTCTCGATCTCTTCGATCTGCTCGGCGGGTACGGCTCTAACGAATGTCATTCCGTCTGCGGCGCCTACTGTGAAGAGAAAGAATAGATTTCCGGTGCGGGTGTCCTCGTCCTTCCAGCGTTTTGCGTTCCTTCCGATCTTGTTCAGGCGATGGTTCCACCATTCGTTGAGAAATTCCTGCGTGCCTGGGTGGTCGCTGGTGATGGTGATGCCTTTGCCGATCACGAAGGAGGAGATGAGTTTTACGATGCGGCGCGCGATGGGGTTCACTCTCCATGCACGCAGAGATTCGGCAAAGATGCGTTTGCGGTCCCACTGTCCGCGACCTTCTCCCACCAGTGGGGAGAGTCCGCCTGTAAAGAAGTTGTTGTCCTGTTCGGGGCTGAGTGCGAGGGTTGCCTCGAGCGCGTCATTGAGCATGGAGATTTGGTTTTCCAGTTGCTTTTTAGTAGGCATGATCCATCTCCTCCAGGGCGTCGGCTTGTTCGATGATCGTGGTCTCGGATGGTACATACCATTCGAGTAGGTCGAGCTGCGCGGTCAGGGCGTCGGCGGTGATGTAATCGTCATGGATCAGTAATCCGGTCTGGTCCCTGGTTCCATCGGGCACGCTCCAGCGCATGGTTTTAGCGGGTCCGATCAGGATCTCGCTTCGGCAGTGGGTGTATTGGCTGTGCACTTCGTCGGTGTGGGCACAGTCTCGGAAGCGTCCGCTTTCGATGATGGCAATAAAGCCATAGCCTAATTCGCTCTTGGACCCGGCTGTGAATTTGAAGGGAATGACGCGCTCTCTGAATTTCTTGGCGAGCATTCCCCATAATCCTTCCCCTGCTCCGGTTGCATCTTCGATGATATAGAGTGGGCGCCATGCGTCGGCGAGTGAAACGATGCCGCCGAATATATCGACGTGGTTTTGACCCTGCCAGTCGATGCGTTTTACCGCGCGGTATGTGGGCTTCTGCAGGAGTTCGAGACTGGATAGGTCTATATCGATGATGTCAAGTGTGGTCTTGTCCCTGCCCGGGTTGCTCATGCCTTCCAGTTCGAGCATGGTCTCATCCTGTCCGGCTACGTCGATCAGGAAACAATAGATGTGTCCTGGGATGGGTTCGGTCTGTTCCGGCTGGTCGCCGATCATGAGTGCGAGTCGTCTGGCGTTGAACATGCCCGCGATCGCGTCGATGCGCTCGCAAAAATACTGTGTCTTGACCAGGGGATGCTGGCGTCCAAGTCTGGCGATTTCTCCGTCGACAAATGTGCCGTAGGGTTTGTTGACTTTGCGTACCTGGTCGGCGTCGTAGACGAACACGCGCCGAATGCCATCGGCTTTTTCGGCGGCGCGCGCTGTATCTTCTTCCCGCGCCAGGAGTGTATTACTCGTCCATTGTGTTCCTACGATGATCTTGGTGGCGTTGGTCGATGCGGTCATGGGTGCGAAGTCTTTATCGAATTTGGCGGGGGTGATGTCCTGGGCTTCGTTGATGACCAGTAATAGGGATGCTACGGCTCCGACTACGTTGGCGTCCTTGTCACCTGAGAGGAGCGACGTGACGGCTTTCCCGATCATGCGCATGTAGTCCGAGCGCTTCTTCCAGAATGATTGTGTGAGGAGGTTTGCCTTGAGTCTGTTCTCCAGGCGCACGATGAAATTCAAGGTTTGTGGCTTGTAGGTGGGATTAGCCACGACGATACCGACTTCACGGTGAGCAAATAGATTCATGAGATAGGCAATGAGATTGGCGAGGAGTTCATCCTTGCCTGCCTGGCGCGAAATGATAAGTATGAATGTCAATCCCAGCTTATTGAAAATGGAATTCAGGATCGCTTCGGCTGGTTCTAATTGGTATGGTCTCATTTTGATCGCTCCGCCTCGGGACGTGAAGCGGTCGAAGGTTTTGGAAATGTTCTTTATGGTCTCTTTGAGGGTTGACATGGTGTTGGACCTAATCGCCTTTTTTGCGTGTGTGTGTTGCACTTACAAAGGGCGAGCGCCCTAAGCGGCTTCTTTGCATGTGTGTGTGGCTCTTACAAAGGGCGAGCGCCCTAAGCGGCTTCTTTGCGTGTGTGTGTGGTTCTTACGTCCCACCGCCAGGGGCGCACTTGAACTGTAGGCAGGGGTAGGGGGTTCCCTGCCGACCTTCTTTGCGTGGCTCTGTGATCTGTTTTGTGACTGACCAGGCTATTCGCTCTGCCGGCTGGTCACGGCTCGCCTTTTTTGTCGATACTGCAGTATCTCTGTTTCTGTCGATACTGCCGGCAGTATCGCTGTTTCTGTCGGGTGTGGACCGTGACTGAGCTGCTGTGACGGATCCTGGAACGGTCACGATCGATCTGTCACGGCTCATAGTCCCATCTCCAGTCTGAGTTCTTCAAGCGCCTGCTGTATGGCGTCGATCACGTTTCCTGATTTTCCGTGTATTAGGTGGTGCGTGCGTGTGAGAGTTGATAATGATTGAGTCATAATGCTAAGGGTGTTCAATTGGCTGAGATAGTGCGGGTCCCTGGTCTCGTTCTTCTGAATGTCTGTTAGATATGCGGGGTCGAAGTTTAGTTCTCCGGCAAGTCGATCTATACAGACTCGGATAAATGCGATCTCACTGAGCAGGTCGGTCGGCTCGATGCCGTCCAGTCGTTTATTCTCGTCGGCTGTAAATCTTTTCGTGTAGAAGCCATGCCGCATGGCGTTCTTGTTGCCCGGCTGCCCGCCCGGCTTCCGTTGGGTATTTGGTTTTACCTTAGTAGCCATTGTGCTATCTGGCTGATGATGATTGTTATAAGTCCGCCAATAACTGCGCGGCGGTAGAACTTGCGTTCTTCTTTGGCTTCGTTCTGTTCTTCCTCTCGTTTTTCCAGGAATCTATCGAGTTTGGTTTCGACGGCTTTTATTCTGCCTTCAAATGATCCTAGTGTTGTGCCTGCGGCTTTTGTCCCTGCCTTCTGTTCTTCGATGTACTCGAAAGCATCCTTGACTAATTCACCCAGAAAATACAACCCGGCGCGTGTGTCGAGCTTGTCGGCTTTCAGTAGGCTTTCGAGCTGCTGGATAATGTCCGCTCCGCTCATAGGTGTATCAGTCTCCCCGTAAATCTGAGCCGGATGGATCCGACAAGCATTTCGCCCGTCCGTTGTTGGAGATGGTCAATGATCTGTTTTGCAATTTGCCTGTCAATTTCGATATCGATCACGGATAGTCGTTTAGTTGTAAGATAGGCGTCTATGTCTGGATTGGTTTCTACCTTTTCAGCGTATAAGACCACGGGTCTGGATATGTCCTCCATGCGCGAGGTACTCCTTTGGGAAATGAAAAAGCCGCGTTCGGCGGACCTTGTGGGTCTTCGAACGCGGCTGGCTTTCGAGGCAGTCGCCTGTACCGTCCGGGGGCGTTGGTGCGCGGGGACGGCTCAATCTGTCTGACGC